TGTTATTGGGCCGCCATATTTTTTCGAATATTTTGCCTGTAAGTTATTTGACATCAGTAATATAAAAATAATTACCACAGAATGTAGAACTAACCCGGACACAATTGCAAAACATGCTACTATAGGAACAAAAAACAGAGATCGTTGAAATATTGCCATAACATCGTTTAATGAAAATAATAAAAATGCTAAGTTGATTACGATTAATATTGAAAACCCTACGAGTTCACTAAATTTTTGATAAATAAACACAAAACATATGAAATACAATGTAAAGAAAGCGAAATAATTTAATACGCCAATAGAAGAGGACATTTATCTACTATATGTATCGATTTTATTGTTTTGGATTTGGTAAGTTATATTTTTGACATAACCATTCTACCAATATGTTGGGGTCACATGTCAAAAAACCCTCCTTAAATGTTTTTATATTCAGGAACTCTGGCTTCTTCATATCCGATCTTTTATAATAAACATAGGCCCCAAATTTTCCCTTTTTGATCGACATATCGTCGTTAAGAACCCGCAGGGACGTTTTTACATTGTTTGTTTTTTTATCCTCTAAAAATTCTTGGATGTTCTGTAGCGTTATTGATTCTAATGGACATTCGGGTGTTACTATTGTCTTTATGCCTTCACGTTTCTCTCCCCATTCTACATAAGGACCGTATCTACCCGTTTTTACATAGAGATCTTCGTTTTCATATTTTCCTAAACAAGTGCTTTTTATTTCGAGGAGTTCGTCGAGACGATAACCTTTATTTTTAAGCTTGTCTAAATCTACTGACATGTCTTTTTTTGCTTTAAGATATTCAACTGTACCATCTTCTAAAGTATGTTTTATGGCTGGACCATATTTCTCAAATATATATTCATAACCATCCTCGACGACATAGGATTGTTTTGATACGGCTTGAATTGGTTTTGATAATGCCTTTATTTCATTGTAGCATGATCTACATAACGCTGACCATTCTTTTATTTGCCCACTCGATACTACGTCTAACTGTTCTTCCATGTTTTTTGTGTATTCATAAGAAAACAATGACTGATAATATTGCAAAAGGAATTCTAGCGTTAGTGTTCCAACTGGCTGAATCAATAGTTTGTTTTTTTCATTACCAAATACACGTTCTATGTTTTTTTTAGTAAGTGTTTTTGGGTCTTGTCCACTGAGTTGATATTCATTACATTGTAGTTTTGCTCCTTCTATGTCTGTCTTTTTTACATAGCCACGATCTTGAATTGTTTCAACAATCGTCGCAAACGTCGATGGCCTTCCTATTCCTAGGTCCTCCAATTTGTTAATGAGACTGGCTTCCGTATAGTGTTGATGTTTATTTCTTACAACCACGGTGCTCGTGATTGATTGGAACGGACATGGTTTTTTACTCTCCAAGATGGATTGAAAAAAGGTGACTTGCCCCATTCCCGTATTTTGAGTACCAGTTTCATCTGTTTTTTCTGATACTATTTTCCATCCATAAAATACTGGAATTTCTATCGTGTGTGAATAATCATATTGCAGAGGTGCGCCAATTTTTATTTGCCGAGTTTTATATTTTGCTTCTGACATGCAGCTCTCTACTGTATTTCGCCAAATGAGTTTATAAAGCGTTGCCATTCTTGGATCATCTCCTTGCGGTATCGCTTTTATTTCAATTTGCGTTACACGTATAGCTTCGTGTGGATTATTCGAATCTTTTAATGATATGGCGTCTAGGTTTCCAACATACTCTGGCTTCACGTATTCTTTGAGTATATATTTCTTTGCTTGTTGTTCTAAGAAAACTGTCGAATATTGAGAACTTTCGGTTCGCATATACGTAATATATCCTGCTTGGTACAACTTTTGACATAGTTCCATTGTGGTTTTTGGTGACATATGCAAAGAATTGCTTGCTACTTGTAGGAGTCTTGATGTATGAAACGGCTTTGGTGGCGATTTTATGGTTGGTTTCTCTTCACCGATTTTTAACACATGGTCGTGACTCTTTGATTTTTCCATGAATTCGAGAACCTGTAATTCATGATCAAATTCATGATTTAATGTAAATTCTATAGCCTTTGAAAAGAATATCCCTTTGACCTGATGTTTGGTTTCTGTGCCACACGTCTCCTTTTCTTTTTCATTATCATATACCAAACGCAGCGCTGGCGTTTGGCACCGTCCTGCACTGAGCGAATTGGATTTATTGTTATAAAGATACTTCCACAAATAAGGCGAAATTTTATATCCTACGATAATATCGAGAACTTGGCGAGCATGTTGTGCACGAACCAAATTCATATTTATAATAGTTGGGTTTTTGACCGAATCGATAATGGCTTGCTTCGTGACCTCGTGAAAAATAATTCGCTTTGTTGTTTCCACTGGTAAATCAAATATCTGGCAAATATGCCATGCGATAGCCTCTCCCTCACGGTCATCGTCGGATGCTACTATGATATTTTGCTTTTGGAAATTCGATATGATTTTTCGCATGGCTTCGACATGGTCTTTTTTTTCATCAATTAGCGTGAAGGTTGGTTCGAATGAGTTCTTCGTATCAATGGATTTTAGACCATCAATGGATCTGATATGTCCCTTTGATGCGATACAGCAGTAGTCTTCTCCTAAGAAATGTTCTATCTTTGCGCACTTAGATGGTGATTCGACAATAATAAGATAGGTAGCCGATGTATTTTTGGATAATACGGACGCTGCTGATTTCTTTTTATAATATTTTGGCGGCATGGCTATCATAACAACGTTGGTTATGTTTAATTCATTTTTATTTATAATTGGACACCATAAAAAATTGATGGATGTTTGTAAAAAGGTATGATTCTACAAACACTATAATGATGTCTGACATCGAGCTAGAAACTTCACGACTTGTTTTCGAAATTGAAAGAGAATTACTTCTTTCGCAATTTAGAGAGATGATTGAAAAAACCATGCGAATTGAAAATGCATTAAGTCGCATGGTTTTTTCAAAAAATGTTACCCAATCGCAGGAACAATTTGATTCTTATAGTCCTCCTCAAGATTTCGCCTGTCCTCCCAAAAAGAAAACCAGATTTCAATAACATCATAACTTTCCAATAAGTTTTTGTTTTAATAACGCTGCCTCTCCTAGTATTCGATAATAATCCTCCTTTGATTCAGGCTCTTCGTAAATTGACCAATCTACTATTTTTTCAACAATATCAGAAAAGGATCGGTATTTGGGCTGTCCGTCGTCATATACGTCTTCTATTTTAAATGGTTGTTCTTGTATTGTCTTTTTTGATTTATTTAAACAGCAACACAATGCTTTGATCATATATCATATAAATACTTATTTTTTTATATGATTCCTGCCATATCAACGAAAAATTGAATCCGTATTTATAGATATAAACGTTAGATGACTAACTAACTAATGACAAATTTACCTAAAAATATAAAAATATATATTCATGATCGGAATTATTCGAGTTGGATTTTTCTGGATGCTGAAACAAATGCACCACTCACGCTGGATGAGTTCCCCCAACTATCTTCGATTTGTCCAGCTGAACAAAAAATATTTGGGCGTGACATATTTACTATTGACTCGGATAATAATCCGCATGTTATACATTCTTACGTAAAGACTTGTCAGAAACTAGCTGGCGTTTTAGTACTCGAAGGTAATAAAACTTATGGACGCACTGAAAATAAGAAACGACTGTTATATAAGTGCATACCCGACGACGTACACATACCTACGTTTTTGGTCCCGTATGAATTAAAAATTGGGTTTTCAAAATCGTTGGGTAATAAATTTGTTGTGTTTCGTTTTGACCAATGGAATGATAAGCATCCTCGTGGAATGATCGTAGAAACCATCGGAGATGTGTCTAACTTAGACGCATTTTATGAATATCAACTTTATTGTAAAAGTCTACATGTCTCTATGACAGATTTTACGAATAAAACTCGCAACGCCCTTAATAATAAATCCACGGAAGAATATGTGGATCAAATATTAAAAAACCAGAATTTTAACATAGAAGATCGTAGAGACCGGTTTGTATTTACGATTGACTCTTCTCATAGTGTTGATTTTGACGATGGATTTGGTATCGAACGAGATGGAGAAAACTGGAAAATTTCTATTTATATTGCAAACGTATTTGTTTGGCTAGAAACATTGGGTCTATGGAATTCTTTTAGTCAACGAGTTGCAACTATTTATCTACCTGATCGTCGACGGCCTATGTTACCAACCATTCTATCGGATACACTTTGTAGTTTACAAGAAAAACAACCCAGATTCGCACTAGCCATGGACATAACAATCGATTCTAATGGTCATTTAGTTAGCCCAGTGCCTATTACATATAGGAATGTGTTGATTCAGGTTAATAAAAATTACGAATATGAGGAACCTGCGCTGATTAAAAAAGATAAACATTATAGTCAACTCTTTGACATAACTACAAAACTAGATCCTACGGTTTTGAATAGTTATGATCTTGTTACGCACTGGATGGTTCAAATGAATAGCTACACTGGAATTTTGCTAGCTGAATATAAAACTGGCATATTTCGGAGTGCTACGTTCCATAATGCCAATTTGAGATCAGACGTTGATATGTCTTTATCTGAAGATACGATTCGAACAATACGAAGTTGGAATAATACAATTGGTCAATATGTTTTATTTGATAAAGATGTTGATCTATATCATGAACTCATGAGTATTCGTTGTTTCAAAAAGGATGCGATTATAAAAAATAAATATGATGGCGTAGAACCTAAAATGACAAAGTCTTATGTGCATATCACAAGTCCGATACGGCGTCTTGTTGACTTATTAAACCAAATGTTTCTGTTTCAGGAATTGGGTCTTATTAAAAACATGAATTCTGATGCCACTGTGTTTTTGAATAAATGGATGAAAGAAATGGAATATATAAACACATCCATGCGTTCTATTCGAAAAATTCAGACAGATTGCGAAATCTTAAATCGGTGCATCAATCGACCAGATATCATGGAAACTGAACACGAGGGTATCGTTTTTGATAAAATATTAAAGAACGACGGTATGATAAATTATATGGTTTATTTGGAAAAACTTAGACTTTTGTCTCGAATTTCTACACACATTGATGTGGCAAATTATTCAAAAAATCGTTTCAAGATGTATCTTTTTGAAGACGAAGATAAAGTAAAGAAGAAGATACGCTTACAAATAATATAAAAGCCTCATTCTATGTATATATATGAATTTTTTTAGTTTATTTATTTTAGTTGGCATAGGGATTCTTCAAACATCGTCTTCATCGCTTTTGTTTCGTTTTGAAGAATGGGTTCAAGAATTCAAAGTGAAATTCGTAGATAATGAACACTATGATTCTACGTTTGAAAAATGGGTAAACAATAATAAATTTGTTGATGATATCAATTCTCGTAACCTTACGTTTAAATTGGGACACAACCAGTTTTCTGGAATGGATTCTACTGATTTTTCCCGCTATTTAGGAATTTCTAGGATTTTATTTTTAGATACTGACGTGACTAGGAGACGGACTTTGCAGTCGGTAAATATAGAAAAGGCACCTGAATCAGTGAATTGGGTGACGAACGGCGGCGTAACACCTGTAAAGGATCAGGGACAATGTGGCTCTTGTTGGTCATTTTCTACTACTGGTGCTTTGGAAGGTGCGTATTATGCAAAATATGGAAAGTTAGAGTCTTTTTCTGAGCAGCAATTGGTAGATTGTGATAATTTTCGCAATGGTGGGAAGGATTTGGGATGCAACGGCGGACTTATGGACAATGCATTTGTATGGATTGCTAACAATGGTGGGCTTTGTTCAGAACAAGAATATCCTTATTCATCTGGCACTACAAAAAAGAATGGTGCTTGCCAAACAACGTGCGGCATTGTCAAGAATAGCGGACTCAAAGAGTTTGTAGATATTCTTAAGAGTTCGGACGAGGAAATGATGCTAGCTGTTTCACAACAACCTGTTTCTATTGCCATAGAGGCGGACCAACGTGAATTTCAATTATATAAGTCTGGTGTTTTTACTGGAACGTGTGGGACTAATCTTGATCATGGCGTATTATTGGTTGGATATGGTTCTCAAAATGGAGATGATTATTACTTGGTAAAGAACTCTTGGTCGACGGCGTGGGGAGATTCTGGATATATTAAGTTGGGTCGTGGAAAGAAATATAACGGAGGTGATGGACAATGCGGCCTTTTATTACAAGGTAGTTACCCAGTGCTCTAAGAAAATTGAAGGGTTATTTTTTATGATATTTATTCTCATATCATAAAAACTGCGTCAGCGAAGTGCTTTGCTTATTATTTCTCTTTATTCTGTAAAAATATGTTTTTTGACTTGTCTTTTTATTAAAAGGTTTAATAAAACATTGAGGCTTCAAAAATAAATTATGGTTTCTTTTGTGAATAGTATTTTGAAA